AGCGTTCACCGAACGAACAACTTCGACACCGTCGATCGAACCGACGAACTTGTTACCGACTTGAGTCACAGAAATCATTTTCTCTCCTTGTGTGTGTTTTCCCTAACGACCAATACATGATAGCGTCACGCAGAAATAAAGTCAACCCTTGTGGTACGCATTGACGATCTTCGAAGCTTCGGCAGCCTGGCGATCGAACGCCTCAATCTCCCAAGGCAGGTTGCGATAGCTCTCGAAGGTAGCACCGCGACCTACATGCTTCTGACCGTTCCAGACGTGGTGATACCCGTCGCGAGCAAGGCGCCCGGACATGTACTGCTCAACGTGAACCATCTCATGACCGAGCGTCTCAGCCATATCCTTGAAGCTCGGCAAAACCTTTGCGTTAAGCAGTACGGTAATCAGCTTGCCGTTACTGCTACGGATGCACTTGCCGTGCGTGCGCTTGGTCTTGAGGTTCTTCAGGTAGTATATGATACGAACATCGTTACCTGCATCTGTCAGCTTTTCGCGCAACGGAGCTTCGATAGCCTTCTTCGCTGCTGCGACAACCTTGCGAAAAACTTCCAGGTTACCCTTCATGTAGGTATTGATCTGGACGGTAGTGAAAACGTTTTCGTCTACTTTGATATCGGTCTTGTTGCTGCTCATCTATGTCTCCTTGTGTGTGTTTCCCTAACAACACAATCATTTTACGAGCGCTCGGAAAAAAAGTCAACCACTTTCTCCCCTGATTTTAGCCAAGATAGATATAGATAACAATTTTCGAAAGTGCTTTAATAACCTTATCTTATGTACTGCGTGTATCTAATAACTGAAAAGCTAACTCAGTCTAAGTTAATCCATATCTTTGATGGAGAAAAGACAGTTTTCATAGAATATTCTCCTAGATTATTTCATATAGAATTATTAGAGAAACATCAAGACAAATTCATAGCGGGAAACCGCATAGAACCTCTAAGAAAGTTATATAAATGCCCGGTTAAAACTTTCTTAGACAAAAAAGAAGTATCCCCTCTAAGAAACCCTCTAAGAAAACCGTTAAAGCCCGGTCCTAAACCAGGTACTAAGTTTAAGATTACCGATGAAGATAGAGAAAGAAGAAGAAAACAGTTTAGCAAAGAACTACATCCAAATGCTAATGGCTTAACTGAAGAGCATAAGCAGAAAATAAGCGCTACAAAGAAGACTCAACCTAGTAATTTCACAGGTAAAAAACATACTGAAGAATCAAAACGAAAGATAGCAGAGAAAAAGATAGGTAACAAGCATAGGGAAGGATGGACCTTCTGTTTTAATCCTATCACAGGAGAAGAAAAGGTTATTAGAGTCACAGATAAGATACCAGAAGGATATAGATTAGGGAGATCAAAGTCCACAGCTGACAACTTTAATAAATACTAACGCTGTAAACTAACCCAAGGGAATAACATGAATAAAAACACTCTTGCATTGGTTATGGCTATATTATTTGCTTCTTCTTCATTCGCTGAGCCAATCGTTACTGATTCGACTACAAGAAGCTTCTCTGACTCTAAAAGCGAAACTACCGTCAAGTCACCTCCTCCAACCGCTGTAGCTCCATCCTTCACAAGTATTAATAGCGATGTATGCGCTGTTGGTATTTCTGGAGCAGCTCAAACTCAAATCCTAGGCATTGCTATTGGTTCTACCTATGTCGATAAGAATTGTGAGCGCTTAAAGCTTGCTAAGAATCTTTATGACATGGGCATGAAAGTAGCTGCAGTATCTGTTCTCTGTCAAGATGAAAGAGTATTCTCAGCTATGTTAAATGCTGGAACGCCCTGTCCTGTTGATGGTCAAATAGGTGAAAAGGCTAGAGAAATTTGGGAAGCTAATCCAACTCGCCAGCCTCAAAAAGTAAAAAGTAAAGAGTGAAAGATAAGTTAATTAACTTTTTACTATGGGGTGCAATTGTTATCTCTGTTTTATTATTAGCTGCTATTAAGCCTGCTAAAGCAGATATAATTACCGTCCCTATTCCTGGTGCACCTGGACTAAACGTAACAGTAGGTACAGGTGTAAATGCTATACCTCTTGCTGAAATAAAAAACAACCCTCAAGCCTTTAACGTTACTATGGGTGATGATAGTAACGTTAATATACCTTTAGGGTTTACTTTTCCTTTCTTTGGTCAAAGCTTTACAAACTCATGGATGTATTCTAATGGTGGAGTAAGTTTTAAAGGTCCAGATGTTCCTGGAGGCTTTTGCTGCGCAGGAGAAAACTTAAACACCTTAAGAAACCCAGCATACAATTATTCCATTGTTCCTTTATGGACTGATTTAATAGCATATCAAGGAGGAAGTCATTATTACTTACGCGAAGCTAATGCATTAACATATGGGTGGTACGGAGTAAGTCAGTATGGAAATATTAATAATAGAAATAGCTTCGAAGTAAAAATTGATGCTTCCGGTCTTGTTGATACTAGAATAGCCGGAGCACTTGTAACCGGAAGCCCGGTTACTTCAGGCATGATTGGAGATATAAGCAAGGGTGAGTTTTATCAATTCTATCACGGGAGCGGGATAAACATAAATCAAGGTGGATCTGTTTCATGGCAAGCACTAGGAGGAACAGGCGGAGGAAATCCTTGTATAATTAATCCTCTATTCGATGCTTCTTGCCCGGGATATGCTGAAGCGTATCTTGCCCAGCAGTGCACTATAACTGCTCTGTTTAGTTCTTCCTGCCCCGGTTACGGTGCAGCATATTATATTCAACAATGTTCTTTAAACGCGCTGTACGATACTGGATGCCCAGGGTATACACAAGCATATTATAATCAGCAATGTTCTACTGATCCTTTATACGACACTGGTTGCCCTGGCTACAATCAAGCTTATTACAACCATCAATGCTCTTTAAATCCTCTCTATGATACTGGTTGCCCGGGATATGAGTTAGCGTATTACAATCAGCAATGTTCGTTGAATCCATTATATCATACTGGTTGCCCAGGGTACAGCACTGCTTACTTTAATCAACAATGCAATCTTAATGGACTATACGATAGAACCTGTCCAAAGTATGCTGAAGAATATGCCAAGCAACATATAATAAACACTCCTAAACCCGAAACTGCGTCAACAACTGCGGTCTCGACTTCTTCAAACTCTCCTTCATCTGTAGCCCTTGTACCTGATGCAGTAGTTAATCAGACCATTACATCAACTGCTACAACCGCTGCACCGACAGGAGCTGCGCCAGCCGCTCCTGTAAACCTTACAGCTCAGCCTCAGTCTACACAAATGCAATCGCCGATGGAGCAAGGTCAACCTGGTAAACAAGAATCGAAACCTGAGTCTAAATCAGAACCCAAGTCAGAAACTAAAACTGAAAGCAAGCCTGAGTCAGCTAAAATGGCTTCAGCTAGAGCCGCTGCTAAAGAATCTGCGCAGAAATCAAATGCTGAAAAAGGATCGCAAGCTGCTGCTAACATGGGACAAGCTAAATCAATGAACGAACAAATTAATAATCAGGGTATTGTAATAGGAGCAATGGGATTTGTTCCCGGGTTTGATGCTTATTTAAACAATACTCTTAAAGATATTCAGTTTTATAAGAAGGTAGAAGTTTATAAAAATCAAAATAATGTTGATAATATACGCTTGCTTCGTGGTTTATCAGGTGGTAGTGACAGGCTTCATGAAAAAATGATCGATAGTCAATACTCACTAAAAGGTAACTAAAATGTTAGAAGAAAAAAACTTAGAAGAACAAATTGCTGATACTGAAATAAAGATTGGTAATTTTAGCTTTACCCCAATGAAGTTAATGTTAGCTGGATCTATTGTATCAGCTGTTGTAGGAACTCTCTGGGGTGGATTTGAAATCTACAAAGATTATATGGATATGAAAGAAGCAATTCAAACTTACGTTGCTCCAGACTTATCTGAAATCGATAAGAAGTTAGCTATAGTAGAAGAAAACTCTGCTAAATCTACTGATTATACTAGAGATATTAAAAATGATCTCAAAGCTGATATTCGTAGACTAGAGGAAGTAGTTGAGCAGGTCGAAAGAAATACTAAACAATCACAGCGTGATATGGATAATGCTGTTAAAGATTCTAGAACTGATATGAGCAAGTTGGATAAGGATCTTCGCTCAGAGATGACTAGAATCGATAAAGAGAATGATGGTGAATTTAGAAAGCTTCGTAAGGATGTAGATGATAAAATCAAGAAAGCTCTTGATAATCCTCTAGCTAATTAAGCTCTATTAGAGGCCCTAGCTCCTAGATCGGACATAAAGCTAGCGGCCTCTATTTCATTTGTAAAATACCTAGTAATAGATTCAATAGTCTTTTCATTAAAAAGAATTAGAAGAATCCCTCTACTACCCATAGAACTTGCTTTAACAGTCCAGTCACCAACCTTAATTGAATTAAGAGAAACATAAAGGTGATATGACTTTTCTTTAGCTTTTTTCTTTTCTGTCATAATTATCTCTAAAAAGGTCTAGTAGGATTCTTTCGTTAATATAAGCTTCTCGTTCCCATGGACTGTTAATTCCGTCATCCTCACTATGTTCTTGCTTCTTCCAATAATTCTTATTATTAGAGAATTTAAGCTCTTTCCTATAATATTGTCTAGCGTGAACCATTTCATGAGCCAGAGTAGAAAGCATATCATCAATATCTTTAGTATTTAGTATCTCAATATCAAACTCCGGCTCATTAAAGTCATTATTAAACGAGCAATAACCAAGAGCAGATTGTTCAAGTTTATTCTTTACATTGATAAAGAAATGTATCTTATAAAGTGAGTTCTGAGTAAAAATCTTTGAAGCGAAAAACTCCACAGCATTTCTTAGAATTTTTCTACTACGACCACGAATAGTAAAGTTAGCCAGCTTTCCTTCTTCATAATCGTATTTGTAATATTTCATTTAAATGTATCAAAAATATCTTTATTAAACTTCTTTTCTCCCCTCAACCTCTCTCCTGTAGAAGACTGATCGAAAAGGGGCTTATCATCTATAATATCGTCTTGCGCGACTTGCTCGACGTTATAAAGTCTCATCTTCGCCCGGTCAATACCAACCACAAACTTGCGATGCATGCTTGGATCATTGTACCTGTTCTTAAGTTGTTTGACCAGTATTTGGCCAAGATCTTCCATTTCCTCGGTCGATATAAGAGCGAACATAAAATCGGCAGTCGCCGGTAGCCCGAAACTCTCGCTAGTGTCTTCGAGACCGAGATCAGTATTAGTATAACCTGAACGCGTAGTTTGAGTAGCCGAAACAATCGGAACGTTGAATTCAACAGCGAGGCCGCGTAGTTCTTCAGCAATCGATTTAATATACGTATACGAATTAACATTCGAACCATACTTCAGCCTTGAAGACATGCAGATGTTTAAGTAGTCGATATAGATTATATCAGGAACGAAATTTCTTTTCAACTTCAATTCATTCATAAGATGCCTGAAGTGCCCGGCACCAGCTGATGCAGTAGGATATTCTTTAATAATAAGCTTGCCTGTAGTCTTACTCTTAACCCTCTCTACCTTTTTTTCATATGTCTCTTTTGGAAGCATAGTAAGCATATCCATAGCCTCGTTCAAAAGATTAGCATCAATTCTTTCTGCAATCTTTTCTTCAGCCATTTCCATTGTAATGTAAAGAACATTATAACCGGATGATAAGTTAGACGCTGCGCAGTGACACATAAACAATGACTTACCAACACCGGTACCCGCAAGTGCAATATTAAGAGTCTTTAATGGTAGTCCGCCTTTAGTAATAGTATTAAAGTAATCTAAGTCAAAGGGAACTCTTCTCTCTTTCTGATGATAAAATTCATAGCGGGCTTCGTAATCGTCTAAAAAATCATGACCGATATGAGTATCAAACGATATTGCTAATGCATCAGATAGAATTTTAGGAATATTACCTTTACCATTATCAGACTGTCCATTCATAATTTGAATAGACTCCATAATAGCATTGTAAATAGCTTTATCCTGACAAAACTTTTCAGTCTGATCTACTAACCAGCGCTCATCAGACTTTACTTCTTCTAGTGTCTGAATGTTCTCAACTAGAAGTTTATGCTCTTCGTCATTAAGACCAGCTACTTCAGCGGCCTCAATAACCAGTGCTGCTTTAGTAGGCACTGTATTATATTTGTCAACATAAACATCAATAAGTTTATAGAGCTTCTTATCTAGTTTATTCTGAAAATAATCTTCTTTAAGGAATGGAAGAGTCTTACGTGCAAACGTTTCATTGTAAAGTAAGTTAGAAAAGATACTCTTTTCAATCATCAGTATCAGTCACCTGTGATTGTTGACCTGCACCGTAACTAAACTCTTTCTTAGCTACGTCTTCTAGCCTTGCCATGACTTCTTCTGTAAAATACTTCTCGGGGTTACGATTAATTTCCTTACCAAATACTTTAGAGCCATCTGGTAATTCATAGCGGGTTGATGACTTAACAAAGATATTATGTTTCTCTGCTAGGTCTAGAAGCCCGTAATATCTGTCGAGGCCTTTGTCGTAAGTAAGTAGCACTTCTGCTTGAGCGTGCTCTTTAGAGAGACGGGACTTATACATTTTGACTCGGATAACGTTTCCGATAACTTCATCTCCGTCTTTTTCTTTCTTTTTGCTAAGCATTGCAATAGTGCTGGCAGCGTATTTAAGGCCTGAACCACCTGATACCTCCTTCATAGGGACATAAGAGCCAACCATTTCATAGACGTGGTTGGTAACTAGCATCGGAACTCGCACCTTAGCAAGTTTCAATGTAAGTACACGGAAGGTAGCTTTAATGACTTGCGATTTAGTCATATCTCGCGTATCCTTACCTTCAAGACTATCTTCCATTTCCTTAGAAGTAGATAACAGGCCTAGAGAATCAAGCACAAACATCATAGGAGGACGCTTTTCTTCCGGCTGCTTTTCATATGCCTCGATCATTCTTAGCGCATGAGTCTTAAACTTCTGAATTGTATCTGGTTCTGCAATAATGACTCGGTTAGTATCGATACCGCGTTCTTCCATCATCTGCTTTGTGACCGCCGCTTCGGTGTCGTAGTAGACAACTCCTCCGGTTGGGTTTCGGTCAAGGAAAGATCGGACGACCCCAAGAACGAAAAAAGTTTTACCAGTAGCGGACTCCCCTGCAAAAGCAGTAACTTTATTATCAGGTACGCCGCCATAGAGGCTACCAGAGAGGACAGCGTTGAGAATATAGCTGCCAGTATCAATAAAGCCCCCAAACTCAGCACTGCCATTGCCGTCAGCGGCAATACAAGTATCTTCATCTTTAATCGTCTCCACTAAATCTCTAAAAAAGCTCATCGTCTATCCTTTATTAAAAGCGTGCACATTTCATAATATAATCTATTACTCGCTCAGAATCAACTTCAAATATATCGATTGGTTTTTGCATATCAAAAGCTTTGTTTGGACCATTCCACCAGCGCTCTACCAAGGTGTCATCACCAACCATAGCAAATAAAATACCATCTAATTGAGACTTTTCTATCATATTAATCCCACAAATCCTGATAATAATTACCGAAGAGTTCTAGACCTTCATTGATACGTTGCAGATGCATCATACGACCGTCCCAGTCACATTCACCTCGAACCTTCCATTTAATTTCTCCACCCTTGTACCAATCGATTTCAGGCTTGACTAGCCAATATTGCTCTTCCCAATCATCGTCTAGAACTTGCTCAAATGACCAAATCATTTTATCCAAGATTTCAATCCAATGCTTATGACCAGCATCCCATGCATCTTGATTTCCGTCTGCATAGAAGTCAAAGCATAGTTGAGGATATTGATCAGATGTTTGTTGAAATTCTGGAAGGCTTCCTGGTGAACCTTGTTTGTTAGCTTTAATCTGCTTAAGCATAGGAAGGATAATAAGTGCAAGCGTATGATCCATACCCCATGTATCCCACTTGTCGATACGGATATCAATCTTACGCTCTTTAGTACTATCTTTAGGATACCTACCGATATGCACTTTCAAAATAAAGCCTCTTCAAAGTTATTCCAGTCAATAATAGGCTTAATTATACGCTCTTCCTTAATTAAGTACCATCCATCTCTTTTATTAATAAAGACCTCAGCATATCGTTTAGTTTCAAATTTACGAAACTTATCTCCGAACTCATCTGCTGCATAATAAAAATACTTCATAGAATATTAGCCGTTGTAAACCTCATTAAGTTTTTCTCTAAAGGCTTCAATTTTTTCTACACGATTAGGCCAGTAAATATATTCTTTCTCTGGATTTTTTGCAAGATTATTTAATAGAGGTACTATCATATTGTAGAGCTTATCTATTTTTTGTGCTGTAGCAGATGCTACTTTAGTAGTAGAAACTACTGTTTCTTGAGCTTCTTGAACAGCTTCAAGTTCAGTCTCATTAACTAAACTAAATCCAAAGTCAAAATCATCGTTAATTTTTAAGTTCATACGAAAAATCCTTCTAGCGTGCTTCTACGTTCTGTTTCCCATCCGATAACGTCTAGAATACCTTTGAGAGGCTCAATAAATGCCTTCTCAAACTGCTTATCATAGTCGATCATATGATCGAGCTCTAGTTCCTTAGGCAGTTTGCCAGGAGTAGTAATAACGTGCTCACCGAGATAGTTAGGCGACTTTAGATAACAGAACTTAATCTTATCGCCTTTGTTAATTAGATCATATCTCTTGTCTAAGCCTCTCTCCTTCAACGCATGATTATAGAGAATAGCACCTTTAACGTGAATTGGAGTACCAGTCTTAAATATCTTACCGCCGCTCTTATCTTGCCACTTGTCCAGCTCTTTACACCCTCGAGGGAACGCTATAGCATCAAAACCAAGCTTCTTAAACTCGTCTCGCTCTTGCGCGATAAAATTAATTAGATCGTCTTCCGTCTTCTCGATAATAAGCTTGATAGCTTTTTTAATAAGAGTTCTACAAGACGCAGGTGTTGAAGACCTAACTGCTTCGATGCCCATCATCTTCAGTTTAGGCTCCGCATACTGCACGCCTTCTGAGTTATGGACATTAAGGATGTATCGTTTCTTAGCGGTGAAAATTCCCTTATTAGCGATTACTTCTCGCTTCATCTTCATCTTTTGATCGTATGCATTTACATAAAGAGCAAGCTCTTCATAGCATTTATCAATATAAGGCTCGAGCACCTGGTCGCAGAACTTATCTAGAAACTTAACTGTTTTTTCATCAGTCTGATCCGGAGCAGCATGCTGTACTAGTCTGTCCAAGGTAATATACATTGAATCAGTATCTACAGCTAATACGTAATCAATGCCGTTCGTTTTAAGAGTCTTGTTTAGATACTCATTAATCTTCTTTTCCATCCAGCGGATGGATAGTTGACCTGACTTAGTGATTGACTCCGCGTAGCGAGGGTCAAACCAGCGGAAAAACATATTGCCAAGTGCACCATAAGCGCTATTCAGCTGAATTTTCTTAGCAAGCTGCATATTATGACAACGTGCAATTTCCTTCTCGAATTCATACGAAGGATTAGCTTCATACTTCTTCTTAGCTTCAATCATCAACTTCTTATACTTGACGCGGTCATTATACATCTGTTCCATCAGCTTAGGTAGAAACCCTTGATAGTCTCTATCAAAGTAGCAGCCAGAAGCAGCAACAGTATAGTTCTGCGTTAGCATCTCGTTTCTAATTGAGAGATCGTTTAGAGCTCCGTTAAGTATCTTTTCGATGCCTGAGTCAGTTGCAAGTGCTGCAAACGTTCCCTTATAGGTCTCAGGTGAGATATTATATTGCATGATTAGATGAGGATATAGACTATTCAGGTCAAACGATACCACCCACTTGTGCATACCGAGCTGAGGGTCCTTAACATAGGCACCTACAATCTGCTTGTCCTTTTCCCGCCTGTCAGCTACGTCAAAGTTAGGAACTACAATACCTTGACCCATAAGATAGTTATGGATAATAATATCCCACATTCGAACGGAAGTAAACGTATCAAGATAGTTGACCTTAGCATCGTATGCTAGAGCAAATACCTGCTCGATAAACTTAAGCTTATCTTCTAGCCTGTCAACTAGCTGAACGTCTCGAATGTTATAATTAATATAGTTCTGGAAGTCATTTTTATAGAAGTCATCCAGATTATCAAAGCCTAGAGCATTATAGTCTAGCTTCTTTTCACCTAGTTCAACAAATGCAATATGATCTAGCTTATAGCTTTCTTGATTAGTAAACGAAAACTTCTTGTGAAGTTGCAAATAATCAAGAATTGTAACGCCAACGATGATAGGAATATTAAACGTCTTGCCTGCTATTTCTACCTCGCGTTCTGATAGAAGACCCCATGGTGAAAGTCGCTTAGCTGATTCCGGTCCTACCAAACGCGTAACACGATTAATGATGTAAGGCATATCAAAGAACTCTACGTTCCAGCCTGTAACGATATCAGGCAAAAACTGCTTTGATCGCCAAACGGTAATAAACTTATTGATTAAATCTAGCTCATCCTTGCAACGAAGATATGTTACGTTTTCGTCAGTAACGGTATATTCGTGATATCCGAAGACGACGTATTTTCCGTTTTTAGCGAGGGTGATTGCTGTGAGGGGTCTTTCTGCTGTCGAGATGTCTGGAAAACCGCCCGTCGCCTCGATTTCGATATCGATTGAGACAACTGAGATTTTCTTCGCATCATAGTCCACCTCTCCGGAGTAGTGTTCGTTAATAAACGGATATACCCAGTTAGTCATCCCGTAGATTTCTTTACCGGAGATATCGGAATTTTCCTTAATATAGTTTCTAGCTTCGTAGGGATTATCAAAAACCTTCTTATATACTGTACGACCCTGAAGAGTTTTATACTCATCAAGACTTACCCGGTCGGTAGTAAATAAGAAAGGCTCGCATGGAACGGTATATTGAACTCGTTCCCCGCTTTCATAACCTCGAATTAGAAATTCACCTTTATACAGGTGGACGTTAGTATAAAATCTCATTATGAAGATTTAATCTCACTTCATTGTCTTAGCAACTACGAGCCCTGATCCGTAAATACGGTTGTAGTTATTTAGGAGCTCAACGTTAGGTGTGAAGGTGCACGTACGATGAACGGTGTCAAACGCAAACTCAACCTCTTCGGCATATGGGGCGAAAGGGATCAGCCCTACAGTAAAATTGCCAGATTGAGATGGAAGCATCTGAACAATAGCGATGTTCTTGAGCTTGAAAAAAGTTGCGTTATCGAAGGTAAGCTCGCCAATAAGCTCTTCCCCGTTAATCATACGAACAATTTTAATGCTAGCCATTTAGATATCCAATAGTGTAGAGAATGGTAATTATAGTGCTTACAAAGAATAGACTCCACTCTTTCCACTTAAATGAAATATACATCCAACCAAAATTACCTAGAAGATAAAAGATAAAATTGATAGGTGTAATATCATATGCTGTTAGCCCTGCTGCTAGCACTACGAAGAAAGATGATGCCCACTTAATAATTGTTTCCATAGTAAAGGGGGCCGAAGCCCCCTCCTTCAATTCCACTGATTTAGCCATGCCCATTCTTCATCAGTAACGGGCCACATGATTAAGCCTTATCTTCAGTAAGAAGTTGCTTATCAGAAGAAGTACTGATTTCGATCTTCTTTGGCTTTTTGTGTTCAGGAATAATACGCTCAAGGAAAACCTTCAGCATGCCGTTTAGATATTCGGCATTTTTAATCTCAACCGTATCAGCGAGATTAAACTTGCGTGAGAAGGCACGGTCAGAAATACCCTTGTAGATATAGGTCTGATCAACACCATCAGCAGTTAGAGAATCAAGAGTAGATTGGCCTTTAACTGTAAGAACGCTATCAATAAGCTCAAGCTCAAGCTCATGCTTAGCGAAGCCGGCCACTGCGAGTTCGATAACGTACTTGTTATCATCAACCTTCTTGATGTTGTATGGAGGATAGTTTGGAATGTTCTTAGCTACATCGTCATGGAACTTTGCCAGACGGTTAAAGGTTTCATCGAAACCAACAAAGAACTTATCGAGGTCCTTATAAGAACCGGTAAAGAGACTAGGAATTGTAGTCATAAATTTCTCCTTAATTAAGCAAGATTGCAAATTGCGACCCCGAAGGCATCGCGTTATTATTTAGCTAGGACATCCAACTGAATGCCAGCTTCCTCGAACATAACCTTAGTTACGTCCCAGTTGAGGTAAGGCTTAATCTCATCTGAAGCCTTACATACAACTCTTTTTATACCGCGCTGAATGATTGATTTAGCACATTCATTGCACGGCATTAATGTTACGTATATAGTGCACCCTGTAACATCGGTGTGTGCATTATCGATGGCGTTTCGTTCGGCATGACATACAAATTTATATTTGACATCTCGATGATTGTAGCGAGCCTCACAATCATCAACGCCTCTAGGAAGACCATTATAACCAAGAGAGATAATATGATTTTTATCATTTACTATAACTGCTCCAACCTTCGTGCTAGGGTCTTTAGACCAACTACTTATGTGTGCTGCAAGATCTAAGAACCTTTGATCCCATTTATCTCTGGATTTGTCCAAACTTGTTAAGCTGACTGGACTCTCTAACGATAGATTCCATCGCCAATTGTCGACGTTGTTTACTAGTTTGTTCTTTGAGTCCATATTTTTCACACCATGCTTTCCAAGCAGCTTTTTGCTTATCGCGGGCTTTTTTCGAAGGTTTACGCCCGGAGTTACTTACTTTTACTATCAATTATCAAGCTCCGAAACAAGTTCATTAAGAAAGTCATGCTCATCAGGAAATTCTTCTAGAAACATGTCCTGAATATCTTCTAAAGCAAATTGTGTTGTCTCTACTAGATTATAGAAGAAACCGCTCATAGCAGATTCCTTCTGGTCACGCATAACTTTAAGCTGAGCTTGACTACGAAACATTTTAGTCCTTATAGTCGATAGTATTAGTAAGTTGTTCAATTACTTCTGCATCTGTCCACGTGCTTATGTAATCATTATCTTTCTTGCTAAGTTCCAGTAAATCAGCATATTCAATCTGACGGCCATCGAAAACCTGAGTACCTAGATGCTTCTGGGAAAATTCCTTAAAGTCAGGATCGTGCTCGTTAAAGACAACCTCGTCCATAGCATCATCAAGGCCCTTTGCCTTTACAACATATCGATTTCGGAACGTGCTTAGAACATCTACAACAAAATAATTAAGATTATCATCCACTTTAATTATGCTCCATGAGCCATCTTTATTGTTAATCCATTGTAGCTTGTCACCGATTTTAAATCCAGAGGCTTCTAAGATTTCATCGTTAAGCTGAAGATAGAGTTCCTTATCAACACCTTCTTGAACACTTAAAACAAATGACTTTTTCACTTGTTCTTACCTTTAGCAATGGTATCAATATTTTTGCATTGAGTATCCCAATCACCAAGATAGGTGTCGTAGGGTCCTGCAGAACCAACAGCTCCTGAAGGGTCAATACTAATATAGTCTGAGCCTGCAGCCCCTTCTATACCTATCATACTGTCACCTAAAAAACTAACAGTTTCACAGCCATGAGAAGAAAATTCAAAGTTGCTATTCTCAATAATTTCTAAGTTACCATTAAAGACAAATCCACAACCGCGAAGAAAAGATTCAAAATTTTCTATAACATTATTAAGTTGAATCTCATCAAACTCATGAGTAATCTTGAGATCGTCAAGCGTATGAGTAAAAGTAAATTTAGACATAATATATCCTTAAAGTTGGAGCGGGATGCGGGAATCGAACCCGCGACTCTAGCTTGGAAGGCTAGGGTAATACCATTTTACGAATCCCGCTAGGCAGCCAATACTTCTTTAATCCTATCAGCAGCATAACTCGCTGCAAACGCTTGAGGCTTAATAAGGGGTGTAACATTGCACATGCCCTTAATATATCCTACTGCCTCGTTAATAATACAACTCGAACCGTGAAGATCACTTGGATTAATATCTAGATGAACTTCAACATCTCTATCTTCTAGAACTTCTTGTAGTTTTAAATACAGCTCTGCAACTTTATATACTTCATTCATTAGCCGCATTCTTGGGCGGTTCTTGCTTTGATCATAATCGCGTTCTCTTTGAACTTCGCCAAAGAGCTTGCAACCATGTCTTCCGTCAATGTGTACTACTATTGCGAGTGTGTAATCAGCATACCAAATATTGTTATTAATGAATCTTTCAGAGTCGCCACCAATATAAATTTTTGTGCTAGGGCCTTGTGCTTCGATAAACTCTTTTACTTCATTAATATCTATTTTTAGCATGCTT